CGCCGTCATCCGACTAGCGCAACATGACTTGAGGGTTGTAGCCTGGCGCGGCAAGATAAGAGTTGGTTACCAAGTTGTAGCCGCTAATGTCTTCATCTGACAGCTCGTACTGCCCAAGCGGCTCAAAACCATCGCCTGCCTCGGTGGTCAGGGTGTCGCCTGATTGAGTAGCCAAAAACGTCTGCACGTATTCGGCTACAAGGTCTAGCCCTGACTCGGTGTCAATATTTTCACTGTCATAGGCAGGGTACAAATTTAAGCCAACGCCAGTTTCGCAGTCTAATTGCAAGCTGTGCTGCGCGGTGCGCTTGAGGTTGTTCTGGCCGGTGGGCAGCGCCCGCCATGACCGCAACCACTTTTGGATGTCGCCGTTGTCAGCGTACACATCCAAATCAAACGTGTAGATGTTGCCGTTCTCAAAGTCGCCAACAATAATGTTGCCACCAAAGTTGCACTGGCAATTGCTGCGGTGCCGCATAAATTCGCCGTTGTCAAAGCCAGCGCGTTCGTGCCAGGCTTGCGTGGCTACGTCATACACCCATGTGGCGTTGCCGCTTGGAAAGGTCAGCACGTAAAAAGCGTGGCCTTCTTGCTGGTAGGTGTAAGCAATAGCGTCCGAGATATTGCCGTATTGGGCTATGGCGTACTCTATTGCATGCGTTGAAATGCGAACACCAGTGTAGCCATTGGCGCGGTAGACGATGCCTTGCCCACGGGCGTCTGTGCCTAGCCAGAACAGGCCGTTGTCCATCTTGGCAATGGTGTACGCTGACACGCAGCCAATTTCGTTAAACGCACCTTGGATGCGCTGCAAGGGGAAGTCAGCAGCGCCAGAGTCGTACCAGACTTCCACCGAATCAGTGCCAAACACCCACAGTTCGCGGTGGTCGGCAATAAGGCCCACCACGCCGTCTGGAGAGCCTTCAGCGCTTGCAAAGTCCAGCGGGTCAACGGATGTGCCATCCAGCAGTTGCGTCACCCAGATGATCTGGCTGTTGGGCTGGTTGAAGACAAAATAGCCGTCAAGGTAGGCCACTGTCACCGCACCGGCAAAGTCGGGGTCGGTGATCTGGGCAAATACGTTGGTGACTTCGTTGTAGATGTAACTTGGCCCATTGGCCGCAATAAACAATTGCGTGCCGTTATCTGCAATGGACACGGGGCCGGTGCCAGCCACGGCGCCCAGCAATGTGGGCGTTGCGTTTAAGCCGGTCAGCTTATAGAACCCATTGCCAGAGACAACAAAAAAATCGCTGCCGTTAGTCTGATGCGCCCACAGGCCTCGAATTGGGCCGGTGCCTACAGTCTGAAGAAAGTTTAAACCCGGAGCGCGGTTAAGAAACGCCGCCTCTTTGCCGCCTTCTGGAATGACTTCTGGGAACAGATTGACCATGCGGTTATCCGCAGCGTTGATACTGCGGGCAACATAGGCTGATCCAAGAATCGGTGTTTTCATTAAGCGACTGCCGCGCCGCGCAATCCAACGACCCACCAGTCAGTACCAGCAAACTGGAGAGTCACCGAATCGCCAATAGCATTAAATGTGATTGTGGTTGCACTGCCAAGATTGGTCGGAGTCAAAACACCCGTATCGCCACCAGCGGCTTCTGCAACATAAATAACTGTCTTGATCTGTCCTTGAGCACCATCTGCAAGCGTCAGTGCATTACCCGCAGCGGTTGACGTAAACGCGGTGGCAAGGCTGGTGATATTTACTGCGCCGGGGCCACTCAATGCCTGCACTGCACCGGATGCACCAGTGCCGCCATTTGCAACTGGTAAAGCACCAGTCACGCCAGTCGTAAGCGGCAACCCAGTGCATGAGGTAAGCACTCCAGAGGTCGGCGTACCAAGAATTGGTGTCACCAATGTCGGCGTGTTGGCAAATACATTTGCGCCCGTGCCTGTCTCATCTGTGAGTGCTGCCGCCAAGTTTGCGCTTGATGGGGTTGTCAAGAATGTCGCCACATTTGCAGCCAAACCAGAAACGCCAGTCGCAACAGGCAAGCCTGTGCAGTTGGTCAAAACACCGCTTGCTGGCGTGCCAAGCGCGGGCGCTACCATTGTTGCGCCGGTAAACAGCAGCGCGTTAGTAAGCTGTTTTGTCGTGCCCCCTTGCACGATTGGCAAAACGTCAGTTGTTGCCGCAGCAGTAGCGGATGGGAGGGCTGTGATTGCAATGGTTGCCATGTTAGTAATTCCCTGCGTAAATGTTAAAGCGTTGACGAGTGGCGACAATGGCGTAAGGCATAGACATCACGTCATCTGGATTGTTGATGCGCTTCAAGTTGCGCTTGCTAGTCATGGCAATGCGCTGCACTTGAGGGCTTGGCTCAACGCCAAACTCAGGCGCAATCTCCATCGCCAAGTTGTAGGTGAACGCCCGCAAATAGCCTGGTGGGAAGAACAAGTCAGTCGCCAAGGTGGCGGGGTTGCTCAGTTCTTGCACCGAGACAAAGTGCCATTCCAAGTCGCGTGTGGGGCGTGGGTAGATAGACATCGTAACGTCTGGGTAAGTCATGTTTACAAAAATGACTTGCGGATACGTTGACGTTACGGTTTTAACGGCGATGCCGTTGTACTGTTGCTGGTTGATGAACTTGATGCCAAACGACACGTTTGTGCCAGGGTCACGAAAGTACGTTGCCTCGTCCAGCAACACGGGGCGCAGGCCAATAAAGTTACCCGAAGGGCCAAGTGTGCGGATGTACTCGCCAGCAGGCCAAGTAAAGGTTTGATCTTGTGTGCAAAATACAGACAGGCGCTCAGTATTCCATGAGTCGATCATCTGATTCATCGCCATCAGGCTGTCTTGCGACACTGATGCAGAGGTTGTTTCACCTTCGGCCAACACGCCGATCAAACGAAGTGCCCGATTGATTTGATCGCCAGCAGTGTAAACGGCCATCTCAGACTCCTTCGGCTACAGCCTTGCGTGTGTATTTGCGCTTAACTTCTAGCGCGTTGACTGCTTCTTCAGGTTCTGAAGGCATGTCTGGATTGTAGCGCGTCCAGCCGTGTGTTTCATCGTAAACGGCTTCAAGTTCCATAGTGGCAACTTTGCGTCCGTGAACAGGGTGTTGGAGATAAATGTTCATAAGAAAACGGGGGCCGAAGCCCCCATTTGGTTAGGATGCTACCAATGGAACAGAGTACCACTGGGTAGTGGAAGATGCCACCAACAACGAACTAGTAAGGTTTGTAATGCTATACGCACCGTTAGCCGCAACTGCATTAATTGCCCCGCCAGTGGCGGGATAAATATTCAGCGCTCCGGCAGCGGTGTTTTTAACAATAATTACCATACCAGCTACTGCGGTAGGCAAAATCACGCCTTTAGTACCATCTGCCGCCGAAACGACATTGATACCCTCAGCTAGTGCAGCAGCATTGCCTTGAGTACTGCCCGCCGCCGCAACAGCAGCAACAGGAAGACGAATGGCGCCGGTTGAAGTGCCAGCTATGGTTGTAGCAGCTATGGTTGTAGCAGTTATGGTCGTAGCGGTCACCGCTTGCAACGCTGACGCGCCGGTAACGGTTACGCTATCAAATTCAGGGTCGCTATACGCAACGCCTACAGCTTTAGTATTTGGCATGATGTTCCTTTAAGAAGATGGGGCCGAAGCCCCATCAGATTTAGGCAATGCGGTATGCAGTCCAAGTGCCATCGCCGGTTTTACGAGCGAGGAACCGGCCTGAAGTGCTTTCCAGCACGACAGGGTTGCCAACGATTGTCCAGCCAGTACCAACAGCCAAAGTGACTTGGAAAGAAGCGTCAACCACCACAATAACAAACTCAAAAGCAGCGTTTACTTTTGCCGCCGCCGTGATGTCAGCTTCTACCAATGCCACGGTGGGCAGTGTGGCGGTAATGTCAGCAGCAGAATCGCTGGTAAACAGACCGTTTGACAGTTGGGCAGCGGTCAAAGTTACGTCAACAGTCAGGGCCGTAGGAGCGCCTTGAACCGACAGAACAGCTTCACCGATATTGCCGTCACCAAGCTGGTAGCCACCAGCGCCATTAGGGAGTGCCATGATAATTTCCTTAAAAAAGATTTAAAAAACGCCCCCGAAGGGGCATTAGGTTTAGCCCCAGATGCGGCAAGCCATTTGTGGACGGATGGTGCTGAAGCCGTACAGAACGTCAATACGGCAAGGCATACGGTCGTTGTTGATGTCGTACTGACGAACAACGCGCAGGCTGATACCGTTGTGAACGGCACGCGCAGCCATGTCAACGCCTTGTGGCAGCAACAGGTCAGCAGTGGCGAACGTGATGGCATCCTTGTGGTAAACCAAGTTCTGAGCGTACTGAGTAGAAGCAGAGCCTACAAAGGTTACGACACCGCCAGTTGCAGGCAATGCGCTCATAGTAGCCAAAGCGTGGCTAGCAGAGTACATAGCAGCCACGGTCACAGTCCAAGTACCACCCACGGCAGTAGAGTCAGTCAACGCAACAAATTGGAACAGAGAACCAGTTGACTCACGGGTCTGTGGGTTAACAGCATTGCAACCACTGATTGTGAACACATCACCAGCTTTAATCGTGGTGACTACAGAGCCTTGCTCCAACAGAATAGTTTCTGAACCTTCGGAAGTAACGCCGGGGGTCTTGACCAGTGTGGAAGCACTTGCGCTACGTGAGCCAGTGGTGTGCTGCTTGATCGACTGAGACATGTTGATCTCGTCAAAGCCCAACACGCCAGTGCCCATCATGCCGTTCTTGAACTGCTTGGAGATAGTGTCGGTCGGATTGAACAGACCTTTCATACCTTCAACCAGACCAGCGTTGGCCGCTGGGTTCACGGTGGCGTAGCGTGGGTTCATCACAGCAGCGTTCTCGTTCAGCTTCTGTTGGGCTTGGAGCAGCACCAGCGAAGTCGAAGGAGTGGTGCCAGGCGTGCCAACGGTGTTACCGATGGTTTTGTACGCATTGGCAACGTCAGCATCAATGCTGGAGGCCAACTGGCTGATACGCGGCTTAAGAACACGCTCTGCGAAGTCGTCCAATTGCATGGTCAATTCAGCAGATGTGAAGTTGACACCGATGTGCTTTTGGGTAGAAACAGCCAGAGTGGTGAACTGCTCGTTGTCGTCCTGAACTTGCAGGGCGGCACCGTCAGTAACCAGAGCGCGGTCAGGCAGGCGAATACGCAGTGTGGAGCCAATCTTAGCGCCTTCAACAGCAAAGCTGTCGTCGTACTGGCGATTGACGTTACGGGTAAGAACCAGATTGTTTTCGAGAATCTCAAGCGCTTTGCGCGTGATCATGTCGATGGTAAGAATCGAATTAGACATTTGTAAATTTCCTAAAAAAAGTTAGCGGATACGTTGTGCTTCCCACTTCTTCATCTGCCTTACACGTTCAGCTTCAATCCACTGCGAGGCCGTCATGCTCTTGATGGAGCGTGGGTCTGTAGTGTCAAGTGCTGGCGAACCAGTGGCTCGGGCGGTAACAGGTGAAATCGGCGTTGGCGCTGACGTTGTTCGTTTGACCGGAGGTTCTGCGGCCAATTTGGCCTCAATCTTTCCAATCTCTTTTGCCTGACCGAGCGGCGTCATGCGGGCAATACGTTCCGCGTCCTTGGGGTTAGAGCCGAGATAGTAAGCTAACTCAGGGCCAATTTCCGAAGACTGAATCGTTTCGGCCATCACGTTCGTGATCGGCAGTTTTGGGTTGTAGGCGACTTGTTCAAAGTCATCGTACTTGTCCCGCGCTGCTTCCTCAAGTTCTTGATAGCTTTCAAGAATAGCAGAGTGCTGCTTGGCAGCTTCACGCTTTGCAATCAGTTCTTCAGCCTTCTGTAGCGTCAACGCTTCCGTATACGCTTCGGTAGACTCAAACTGATCAGCGGATGCTGTCGGGGCGGCTCTCAGCGTCTGTTGTTCAGACTGACGCTGTGCTTGATCTCGTTCCCACTTACGTTGCTCTCTTGCGAGGCGTTTGCCAATAGCTGCGTCAAGTTCCTCTTGCGAGAATGTCTTGCTTACTGCTTCTGGCGTTTCCGGCGTTTGAACATCAGTCGCAGGCGCAGCCGTTGCTTCCTGTTCTGGCACGGGTAGTGACTCCGCTGGTACTTCTTCTAACATTTATGAATCCTTGGATTCCTCGGTCAACCTGGCCGATACGGTTGTGCCGCTATTATGCGGCAGATTCTTGGGTTTGTGAAGCGACATACGCCGCAATCACGCCAGCCGTGTGAATGGATGCTGCAATGGCTTGCACCTTGGCATCTTCACCACTCACGTCAGCACCGGGCACGACAACGTGGCGGTGGAACTTGCTGCTGATTTCAACGCCATCTTCTTTGACCT